CAACATAATTCCCATTGGGTTTTGGTTGATTCTTTTCGTGCTCCAGAATTTGATTTTTCTGCGTAAGATCTGCTACCGTTTCATTTGCCATGGTAAGTTGTGTACTCAGCATGATATTATCAAGTGTCAACGCCTTCAACCGTTCTGCAAGATTGGCAATATACGAATTAATAAATTTAGTTTGGTCCATTATGTATCTCCACAAAGTTGGGGTGGGATAATCCCACCCCATTCTTATCTATTTATTAGTATGTTCCACCGTCGATATTACCGAACGAAGGAGCAACACCTGTACCACCAGATTTTAGAACTTGACCAGCAGTTCCAACTGCGGTTGCTTGGATAGCAGAAGTTCCGCTACCGAAGAGAACACCGTTAGCAGTCAGTGTTTGTGCACCAGTACCACCGTCTGCAACGCCGATTGCTGAAGCAAGCGAAGCAATAGTTCCGCCTTCGAGGTTAGCAACAAGAGTAGCAATGGTATAACCAGTTGCGCCTGTGTTAACAGTTGTTGTTGGAGCAACTTGTGAATCTCTGAAGAGTCTCCACTTACCGTCCGAAGCATCGCGGAAAAGACCTGAATAAAGGTCTAGCGAACCGCTGGTATCATACATACCGAACAGACCGATGTCAACTGCGTCGGTTGCATTGTTGTCGTTACCAACGAATACGAGAGGATCGGTAACAGTTAGAGTTGTCGAGTTAACAGTAGTTGTTGTTCCCGAAACTGTTAGGTTTCCTGCAACAGTAACGTTAGCACCCGAAAGTGTAAGAGCAGTAGTTCCGTCTGATGCCTTGATGTCATTTCCGCCGATCTTAAGATCGCCAGCAACAGTAACGTCTGCGCCCGAAAGTGTTAGAGCAGTAGCAGAAGATGACTTAATGTCATTACCAGTTACGGTAAGATCACCAGCAATAGCAACGTTTGCAGCATCAAGTGTAATCGCAGTAGCAGAAGATGACTTAATGTCGTTTCCTGTAACTGTTAGGTCGCCAGCAACGGCAACATCTGCACCCGAAAGAGTGATAGAAGTTGTTCCGCCAGATGCCTTGATGTCGTTACCACCAACTGTTAGGTCACCAACAAGAACAACGTTGTCTGTAAGAGCAACAGTTACGCCAGCATCTTCAGAACCTGAACCTGTGATTGCAACTTGGTTTGCAGTTCCAGCAACAGTAGCAACATAGTTACCAGTTGTATCAGTTCCAAGAGCAACCGAGTTGGCAGCAATCGAAGCAACACCTGATTCACTGATTGTAATGTCGCCAGAAACGGCAGCATAGATGTAATCGCCAATATCTTCAGCAGTAATTTTCTTGTTTGCAGTTGCCGAAGCATCATAAACAAGGAACTCATCCGCATCAGCAAGTGATGTCAGAGCAGTAGCGCCAGTAATATCAGCAGCGATAGCAACTTGGTTGTCTGAAACTGTTGTCTTGACACCAGCTGAACCAGCAAAAGTCAGAGTTCCACCAGTCGAGAAGGAATCCGTATTAGGAACTCCTTGGTTATCGCTGATTGTGAATGTTGACGAAGCAGGTGAAGCGAATGCAAGTTGACCTGAACCATTTGTGGTAAGAATCTGCCCGTTTGTACCGTCTGCGGTTGGAAGGATCAAAGTAAGATCAGCAGCAAGTGTATCTGGTGCTTTCAGAGTTACTTTGTTGGAACCGTTATCTGTTCCTTCAGCAAAGGTTGCTTTACCACCAACTGATGATGTTGCGTCGATAAGACGAGCATCAACCTTGTCTGTGAAATACTTACCACCGACTGCGTGAATTGCGGCACTTCCGCCTTCTACCGATTCGATGTAAAGTTTTGCACCAGCGCCGCTATTGCTGGCGTCTTGTGCGTATGCCATTTCGCCTTCTAGGAGGGCGGATGTTGTTGGAGCAGTTGCACCTGAACTTCTTTTAATTTGAATAATTGTTGACATTTAGACTATTCCTTTTTGGTTGTCTTCGTTATTAATACGTTCCACCGTCTATATTATCTAATACCACCTCAGATGCAGGATTCGCCGCTTCCCATTTGTTGGTAGCAGTGTTGTAAATTAAAGTGTATCCATCTTGGATACCGTCTACATCCACATCTGCCAACGTTTCTATTTTGGTTGATGTTCTTTTACTTACTATATTTGTATTTATAGTATTTGAAGTTCCTACTGTAACTTTTAAAGACATTATTTTGTTACCTCTGGATTAATTACGACGATCCCCTCGAGAACTCGTAGCGTTTCGCCATCGCCTGTAATTTCAATATCATAAACATACCTCCCTGCTTTTATTGCTGATGTTTGCACAGCAGTCAATGAAATAGTAACTTCACCATCTTCTGGTAAAGTAATTTCAGCAGTAAAACTAACGGAAGTATTAGTATAATATGATTTGCGCATTTGTGCTGCAGCAGTATAATCAGTAAGATCTTTCGGATCCCCGTTCTGATCATTTACCATAAGAGACAAAGAAAAAGTTGTTCCTTGGTCGATATAGATATTTTGAATTTGTGCCATCGGGAACCCTTATAAATTACTATGACACTATTTATAATTTTGGAGTTGTGATGAAAACAATTATAATGCTTAAATATGGCACAAAATATTCTGCCGATGATGTGAATAGAATCGTCAAAGATACAGGCAGGAAATATACATACGTATGTTTTACCGACGACCCGACTGGATTGGATCCAATTGTTGTTCCTTGGCCGTTGCCAGATGATATAGAAGGTCACTGGTATAAGGTTTGGATGTTCAGTCAACGAGGGTTTGGTGATGTTCTTTATCTGGATCTAGATATTCGTATTCAAAAAAATATTGATCATCTGTGGAAATACCTTGACATTCATCCAACAATAGCGTATACTTACTGGAAGAATATAGAGTTTCCTGATTATGTCGGAGAAACTCATGGCATGCGGTATTTAAGTAATTACAACTCGAGCGTAATGATGTGGAAAGATGGGACTGTTCATCATATATGGGAGCACTTTCAATCAAATCCAGATTACTTCATGGTTAAGTATTTTGGTGACGACAGGTTCTTATGGCACGAAGATTTTAGATTTAATTACTTTCCGAAAGGTGAGATATATTCGTTCGTATATGGCGCAGACTATTATGGTATAGATGACCACAATAAATCTTTCTGGTATAGACCAGACTATACTATAGCATTACTAAATGGGTTAGACCAGTTTCCTGGAGCAGATAAAGAATATGATGAACTTCGTATGCATTAAGTGGGGTGATAAGTATCCCGCCAAATATGTGAACAATCTTTACAACATGGTAAAGAAGAACTACCCCAACCTGTTTACATTCACGTGTTATACTGATGATACCGATGGTTTAATTTGCGACACTGCGCCTATACCAGACGATGGTATTCTACATCCAAAATATTGGTTTGGTAAAGAAACCTTCTGTTTTGACCGAGCAAAGTTCTTAGTATTTAATTCACACAACTGGTTGGGGTACATAGGTGACTGGTGCTATTTTGATCTTGACCTTGTGATCCAAGAAGATATATCTGACATTGAAGAACTTGCTCAGAAACCTCGTATAATTCAATGCCGCTGGCAACCACAATCACAGAAACATGACAGACTGTTTATTGATACTCGAGGAACATTCTACAATTCTAGTATGATGCTTTGGCCTGGTAAATCATGCGAACATATCTACAACGATGCCATCGAGAATTCCGAATCGATATTTAAAACTTTCTTCAAGGGGAGCGATAATTATCATTACTGGAGACAGAGGGATTTCTGGAAAGACATTCCAGGCGGATGGATTTATTCTTGGAATCGAGGAAAGCATTACCCAGATGATATTGAACGATTTAAGTTTCGATCCGATGCCAAGATTTGCTTATTCAATACGGATAATGTTCCCCATCCTTCTGCTAAAGAGCAAATTAAGTTATTGGAATGCGAACATGAAGACATTCTCAGATTGTGGAACTGCGAATGAGAGTTAATTACGTTTGCTGTAAATGGGGAACAAAGTATTCCGCTGAGTTTGTCAATCGTCTTTATCGAATGGCAAAGAAGCATACCCCAGATAATTTTGAGTTTCACTTCTATTGCTACACAGATAATAGTGAAGGGTTTGACACTGAAATTAAAGTCATCGACTTCCCAGACATTCCTGACATCCACCCAAAATACTGGTTCGGTTCTGAGGATTTCAAATACGGCATGGCACGTTGTTGGGACAGACCAAAGACTTTTATCTTCAACACCCACAACTTCGCAGACGATAAACCAACTGGCAGATTTGTATTCTTCGACCTCGATGTTATCATACAAAATGATTTGTCGCCAATCATCACTTATGACCTAGAGAATCCTACCAAGTTGCGCTCGTGGTGGCAAGATCCGAGACCGATGAAGTCTCGCAACTTCAAACTTTCCCATGGCGCATATACTAATGGTAGTTGTATGGTGTGGTCAGATGATCAGACAGAGTGCATCTGGCAGGATGTGCTAGAACATCAAGAACGTATTTGGTTCACGTTCACCGATGGAACTGACAACTATCATAGTTGGCGATGGGGAGACTTTAGCGATACTCCATTATGGAAACATTTTCCAAATACCTTTGCTTACTCTTACAATCGCGGACGCGACTGGGATTCAGGCGACCTTGAAGTCGGTATATATAGAAAGGACTGTATTGTGTGTGTTTTTAATGTGGATTTACTTCCATTTACAGACAACAGCAGAGGGAAAGTGAAGCAGGAATCGCTTGTTGATCCTGATCTCTTAGAACATTGGAATGTATAATGATTAATATTTACACAGTAAAGTGGGGATTCAAATATGATTCGGAAGATGTCAATAAAATTCTCGAACAATGCAAACAACACATTACAACAGAATTTAATTTTTATTGTTTGACCGAACATTCTGGTGGATTAAGTCCAGAAATTAATGTCATCCCATTACCCGAGGATAACTACTACGAAAAATGGTGGAATAAGTTATATCTTTTTGACCGAAATGTTGTTAAGCAAAAAGGAGAAAAACTTTTTCTAGATCTTGATATCGGTATTCAAAACAATATCGATTGCATCGTTGATCATGATCCGGAAGACGGTTTAACTTTTGTTCGCACTCATTGGCATAACATGAAGAAAATGAAACAAGACACCCAAGATATTCCGCACAAATATACAGACTTAAATTCTAGCGTGTTGAGGTGGAATGATAGGTTAGATATCGACAAAATCACCAAGTTCGTCACAGATTATGCAGATCAAATGTTCTTCTATTATCGCGGTCTCGACAATCTATTCGGGCATCAAAGAGAACGTCTTCTGAAAATTGACCATTTCCCAGACGGTTGGGTATATAGTTACAACTACGGATATATGTGGCCGACAGATGTAAGAGAACAAGTCCTGCGCGAAGAACCACTTATTTGTTTATATGATTCAATGGAAAGACCACAAGATGTTAAATTATAATTACTTAAACAACTATCGTTATTGGGGTGAAGGTCTAGAAAAGATCAATCACGAAATGCCGTTTAAACACGAAGACTTTCGTAAGTCTTTGAATCCAAATACTATGGATGCTGCTATCTGGTTGGTAGAAGAATTGCAGAAATGCGTAGATGTAACCAAGCAATTAAATATTACGGTTTTGAATTCTTGGTTGGGGTTTCCGCTCGTTCCATTGTTATGCGAAAATCTAAACGTCAAGAAAATTAATTTAATCGATATCGACAAAGATGCATTGGAACTCTCTAAAGTGTTTAATAGGTATTATTCCAACACGGGTGTTGAGTTAAATCACATCAATTGGGATATTCCGTTTGCATATCATGATATCAATGCACTAGAAACAGATGTTGTTATTTCTCTTTGTTGTGAGACCATGTACCCCCTCAAGAAAATGACAACTGCAAACCCAGATTGTATTTTTGCCTGCCAATCGTCAAATGTATTCAAAGAAATGTATGGTATTAATTGCGTACCAACGATTGAAGAGCACATCGAGAATATTGGAGTTACTGATGTTTTCTACAAGGGATCTATTAAGCAGTCATATTACAGTTGGGATGGTAAGGTCGAGTTCGACCGCTTCATGGTAATAGGGAAAAAATAATATGGGTAGAGCAAGAGTCGTCGCACCACCTCCGCAAGATTATATTCCAGAACCTTTAGTGTCAGTGCCGCCTCCACCCGAGGAAGTGGTTGTGGAGGAGTGGATCGAAGGAAATTTCCAAGAAGAAATTGTTGAAGTTGAAATTATTGAACCTTCTCAAGAAGAACTTGAGAAGGGAAGAATCGCACAAGAAAAATATGAAGAATTGCAGCGAAAGAAAGCAGAAGAGGAATCTAGAATTTCTGCTGAGTTGCAAAATTTACGCGAAGAAAACCAAAGACTTACACGTGAAAAAGAAGCAGCGGAAAGAGCAAAAGAAGAACAAATTGTAAAGATGCGGCAACAGGCAACTGATCAGCGCAACAATCAACACATGATTCAATTAAACATGACACCAAAAATTCCATCGTTAATTAGTAAAATTAAAACATTATTTAGAAACCGTCGAATTAAGTCTGCTACAAATGTTGGAATTAAAAACTATGAAACTGCAATCCTCGAGCGAGCAAGAATTGCAGTTCCTAAGTTATTAGATGATATTGAAAAAATGCATGAACAGTTGACTATTCTGGAAGATCTACTCGCAAAATATAGTGAGGTTAAAAGCACTCAGGAAAAGTGAGAGGCATCCTCGCCGCTTATGTCTTCAATCATTGAGCGCCAGATTTCTAGATGCGGTACAACATATCCTAGTGTCAATCTCTTCGCAGTATTACCACAGCAGTGATATACGATTTTGTTTGGATCGCTGCGATCGCCGAAGTGACCAACCTTGCATGACCATCCCTTTGGATCGACCATAGTGACAACTTCTTTTGTTACAGGATCGAGATATCTGAAAAATCCGCCATTTTCTTCTGAGTTATATGTAATGAGAATATTATAACCAGACGCATTCCAATTAGTGTGCCATCCCATAAACCCATCTTCTGGATAATATGTGAAGACCGCATTATTTCTAGCACCGAGATAATTTATTAATTCAGAATTTGTTTCTTGCTGCCTTCTGCCATATTCAGAAGGGAACCATGGTTGTCCATGTGCCTGAGACATGTCAGTGCACCATGCAACATCAGGAAATCCAACATGATTGTGTCCCTTATTGACGATATGATTCATATACTGCTCATCAGTAGCAGTGTCCACATTCAGTCCGCCGCGACGTTTTGCTTGCATATCTTCAGGTCCGAGAACTAGATGTTGATCGTTCTGTTGGAAGAACCATTCTGTGAACGGGTCTAAAATATCTGTAAGATCTTTTGAGACTGAATTTGTAAATTTCAACATTTGATAATCCTTAATCTAACATACCGTGCGGGATAGTATAATGATAAATCACTCTCGGTTGTCCTTGGAGTTCTTCTTCTTTATATCCAGCGACAAAATTCCATCGAGCATCTGGGTCGGGAAACCGACCTGCCTTTACCCCAAAATCAAACTGGTTGAGGAGTCTCCACATCGTAAACGTATCCCACTGCAAGGCAGATTTTGGATAATGTTTGCGATCCCATTCTGGTTTATTTTGCGCCCAATACTCGTCATACCAAGCACGCATCATCTCTAAGGTTTGTGGATTATTCCGATAGACAAACAACCCACAATGCTCAGTCATTTCTTCTGTCTCGGATAACTTGGTCAGTGCTGCGTTATACGGACGATTGGCAGTGAAGATAACATCGGTATCCTCTGGGATCTGATCAAAAATCTTTTGGATGTCTTCGTGTTCGACTTCAGTATCACAGTCCATATAAACTGTCAAGTCATACGGAGTCTGATCGAGCGCCCAAAGTTTTGCTCGTTTATCGCGAGGAACATTTTCGGTAATTACATTATCAAAAATTTCATAATCATCTGGTTGCACCCATTCTTCTTGGGTGAAGAATGTGATATTTGCATCTGGAAAATAATCTTTTAAAGAAATTGCCGAGTTTCTTGCTGCCCTGTAGTAACCTTTGCGGATTGTGGCAACGTACAGGAATCCATTATTCGGCATCAACTGCTTCTTGCGCAATAGCAGTATTCGCTTCTTCTTGCATCAGTAACATTACTGTGTATGCAGTGACTTCCATAAACGTCTTAGACTTGCGAATCTTAGATTTTAAATCGCGATTCTTAGAGTTTTTAACTATATCAAGTTCGAAGGCATCCAACTTAGCAGCAAACAATTGTTCTTGTTGCACGCGAGTCTTGTCTACCTTCTGACGTTCAAGGTTTTGCTTTATTTGATTATTTCGTTCTTCCATGCGCCGATCAGTATTGGCATCGATCTGCCCGATACTATAGAGACGCATCACTTCTTCGTAATCACGATTGCTACCATCATTCATGATGGATGCAGTAACACGCTTATTAGTGTCAGGATAGAAAAACTCAGCGATGATATGCTGACGTTCTTTATTCGCCCAATAAGGATTTTCGATCTTACGGGTAACTACAGGTGAGGTATTAATCAATTCAATTCTCCATTAGAAATAATAGTCATGGTAACAGTATATATAATAATTGCTACAAAGTCAATAGATTTATGCAGTTTTTACCCACAAATATACTGTTGAGATGGTGTCTTTAGTCGCTTGAATGGTCGCACCAGAATAGGTTCCTGAAAACGACTGCGTATACGATCCGCTATAGAAACCAGTATATGTTGCAGTTCCTAGATAGAATCCTGTATAGTTGCCAGTAAAGTTCCCAGTGTATGTACCCGTATAGGTAGCACTTCCTAGATAGAATCCTGTATAGTTGCCAGTAAAGTTCCCAGAATAGGTTCCTGTATATGTGGCAGTTCCTGCATAGAATCCAGTATAGTTGCCACTAAAGTTTCCAGTGTATGTACCCGTATAGGTAGCAGTTCCTGCATAGAATCCTGAAAAAATTCTCGCATAGAATCCAACATAATTACCTGTATAGTTTGCTGGACCAATATAGTTTCCACTAAAGAATCCAGTGTAGTTGCCTGTATATGTTCCAGTATAGTTTGCTGTACCAATATAGTTACCAGTAAAGAACCCAGTGTAGTTGCCTGTATATGTTCCAGTATATGTAGCAGTTCCTGCATAGAATCCAGTAAAGAATCCAGTGTAGTTACCCGCATAGAATCCAGTATAGTTTGCGGGACCAATATAGTTACCAGTAAAGTTCCCTACATAGTTTCCACTATAGTTGCCAGCATAATTAGCAGCATAGTTTCTTGAACCAGAGAAAGTGCCAAGATAGTTGCCACTATAGTTACCTGCATAGGATGCAGCATAGTTTCTTGAACCCGAGAAGAAACCTACATAGTTTCCACTAAATGTTCCCGCATAGTTACCAGCATAGTTTCTCGATCCAGCATAATTTCCAAGATAGTTACCGCTGAATGATCCGAGATAGTTGCCACTAAAGTTACTCGCATAAGTTCCTAGATAGTTACCAGCAAATGCTGTTCCAACGAAACCACCGAAAAATGGTGCATAGAATCCGAGATAGTTGCCACTAAAGTTTCCTAGGTAGGTTCCAGAGAAGTTTCTTGAATATGTTCCGAGATAGTTACCTGCATAGGATGCAGCATAGTTTCTTGAACCCGAGAAGAAACCTACATAGTTTCCTGAGAAGTTACCTGCATAAGATCCAGCGTAGTTTCTCGAACCAGCAAAGAATCCAGTATAGTTGCCACTAAAGTTGCTGGCATAGTTACCAGCATAGTTTCTAGAACCTGCAAAAGTTCCTAGGTAAGTTCCGCTGAAGTTTCCTGAATATGTTCCGGAATATGGAGCAGTGCCAGCATAACCACCAGCATAGTTGCCGCTAAATCCACGAGAATATGAACCAGAGTAGTTTGCTGGACCTACGTAACCACCAACATAGTTGCCACTGAATCCTCGTGAGTATGAACCAGAATATGGGGCAGGTCCAACATAACCTCCAACATAGTTACCGCTGAATCCTTGTGAGTATGATCCGGAATATGGAGCAGTGCCTGCATAGGCTCCTGAGTATGTACCAGAAAAGTTACCGACATAGTTGCCCGTATAGTTTGCTGGACCTATATATCCGCCGCTGAAATTGTTGGCATAACTACCAGAGTATCCACCAGAGTAGTTTGCTGGACCAACAAATCCGCCGCTGAAATTATTTGCAAAAGTGCCAGAATATGTTCCGGAATAGTTTGCTGGACCAACAAATCCACCACTAAAGTTATTTGCAAAAGTGCCAGAGTATCCACCAGAGTAGTTTGCTGGACCTACATATCCACCAGCATAATTACCACTGAAGTTACCAACATAGTTACCAACATAGTTACTTGGCGAAATTTGTTCTCTGGTATCAGTAGTAGAAGTTCCTAATTGGACCCATGTTCCGCCAGATGGTGTTGAAGATTGAACCTTGTATGTCCCTAAACCAGAATCAATAATTCTATTACGGAAACTTGGTAGCATCTGCAGAATTTCGCCAGAGGACATTTCTTTAATGTCCTTGGTATTGATCAGTTTAAGTGGTTTAAGACTTGTATCTGGAGTGCTAGTCGCCGCAGTTTTCTGCCAAAGGTAAGTAAGAGTATTACCACCGTTTGCAACATCAGTCAGTGTGTAGCGAGAAACCCACGTTCCACCGCTGGGGGCAGTTGCTTGTAGACGATATTGTCCAGCAGTATACGAACTTTCGGCGACCATCGCAGAAATAGCATAATCAAGCAATTCACTATCAATTTCTGCATCAGACATTTCTTTGATGCGGTCAGTGGAATATTTGATCGGTCTATTAGTAATACTTTCAGTCGCCGCAGCAGATACCTGCTTTGCGTAATATGTTACAGTATCAATCGCACCAGTAGCTGGGTGAGTTCCTGTTGCCTCTTGACGATCTGTATCAACAAAGGTTCCGATTGCAGTTCCTGTGCCAGTATTATTTGTGGTGATATTAATTTCACCAGTACCTGTACCATCAGCATTCGCACCAAAGGAAACTGTTAGGATATTTGCTACATAATTTTTGATTTCATCTACAGACATTGCCTGCAACCCCTGCATATTTGCAGAGGTTACTGGTGTCGCAGAAGATTTAATTCTAAGAACCATAGTTATGCAGTCCTAATCCAAAGTTTAACCGTTGATATTGTGTCCTTCGAGGAAAGCACAGTTGCTCCGGAATACGTCCCCGCGAATGTTCCAGTATAATTACCCGTAAAGAAACCACCGTATGCAGGTGAAGTATAAACGCTAGTAAAGAAACCAGTATAGAACCCTGTATATATAGCAGTTCCTGTATAGAATCCTGTAAAGTTACCTGCACTGGTGAAACTACCAGTATAAAACCCAGTATAATTACCTGTATATGATGCAGTTCCTGTATAGAATCCAGTATAGAATCCAGTGTAATTACCAGTGTATGCTGGACCAATAAAGTATGCAGTATATGCAGTTCCAGTCGCTCCAGTATAGTAACCAGTATATGGTGTTCCTGGAATTGGTGCACCAGTATAGTAACCAGTGTAAGGTGTTCCTGGAGTTGGTTCGCCGCTATAGAAACCAGTGTAAGGTGTTCCTGGAGTTGGTTCGCCGCTATAGTAACCAGTATATGGTGTTCCTGGAGTAGATGGACCTGTATAGTAACCAGTATATGGCGTAGCAGGAGTAGATGGACCTGTGTAGAATCCAGTATATGGCGTCGCTGGGGATGGTTCGCCACTATAGAACCCAGTATATGGTGTTCCTGGAGTGGAATCGCCAGTATAGTAACCAGTGTATCTTGTAGGAACGAACAACGGTCCTGGATCCCCTGGACCTGCTCCTCCAGGTCTTGGAACCAAGGTTCCTGGCTGAATAGGCGGACCACTGTAGAACCCAGTATATGGTGTCGCTGGAGTAGATGGACCTGTATAGAATCCTGTGAATGATTTTGGAACTGCTTGTGCAGTATAGAACCCAGTGTAAGGTGTTCCTGGAGTAGAAGAACCAGTATAGAAACCAGTGTATGGTGTTCCTGGAGTCGATGGACCGCTGTAGAACCCAGTGAATGGTGTCGCTGGAGTAGATGGACCTGTATAGAAACCAGTGTATGGTGTTCCTGGAGTAGATGGACCTGTGAATGATTTTGAAACTGGTTGTGCAGAATACACTCCAGTGTAAGGTGTTCCTGGAGTAGAATCGCCAGTATAGTAACCAGTATATGGACCAGTCGGATTTCCTACAAGAGTATAGAACCCAGTGTATTCCGCAATAGTCGGAACTACACCTTGGTAGAACCCTGTATAAATTCCTGGACCTGTGCTTGTGTACCATCCAGAATAATTTCCTGGAACAAGAGCCTGTCTATAATTCGTGATTGGTGGTCCTGGTTCACCTGGGAAAATTGGTGGTCCTGGTTCATATCCCTCATAGAATTCTAACGAAGGTACGCCAGTGTAAGTTCCCAAGTAATTCTGGGTGACAGGCGAACCACTATAATTACCAACATATGGAGTTAAAATTGGACCCATGAAGTCTTGCTCAGGCGGTCCATCACCTGTATAAGTCCCAGTAAACGACCCACCTGGATTTGTCCCACTATAGAATCCAGTATATGGCGTAGCAGGAGATGCACCGCCAGTGTAGTAACCAATGAAAAAGGCAGGAAGTTGGCCCGACGGAAACCCATTGAGATCGGCAACATCCCATTTCAGCGTATAGAATCCAGTGTAGGATGTTCCTGGAGTCGACGGTCCAGTATAGTAACCAGTATATGGTGTTCCTGGAGTGGAATCGCCAGTATAGTAACCAGTATATGGTGTCGCTGGAGTAGATGGACCTGTATAGTAACCAGTATATGGTGTTCCTGGAGTGGAATCACCAATATAGGTTCCTGAAAAGAAGGCAGGAATCTGTCCCGACGGCATCCCATTGAGATCGGCAACATCCCATTTCAGCGTATAGAATCCAGTATAGAACCCAGTATATGGCGTAGCAGGAGTAGATGGACCTGTATAGAATCCAGTATATGCAGGCGCTGGAGTTAGATCTGCAGTATAGAACCCAGTATATGGTGTTCCTGGAGTCGACGGTCCAGTATAAAACCCAGTGTAAGATGGTGCTGGAGTTGATGGTCCAGTGTAGAAACCAGTAAAAGTTTCACCTGGAGTTGATGGTCCAGTGTAGAATCCAGTGTATGGTGTTCCTGGAGTTGATGGTCCAGTATAGAATCCAGTGTATGAAGGTGCTGGAGTTGATGGTCCAGTATAGAAACCAGTGTATGAAGGTGCTGGAGTTGATGGTCCAGTATAGAAACCAGTAAAAGTTTCACCTGAAGTTGATGGTCCAGTATAGAACCCAGTGTATGAGGGTGCATCAACAGAATATGGTATTCCATCGCGCTGAGTGGTATACGCAGGTCCAGTATAGGATCCTGTGTATGCTCTACTATAGGTTACGAAATTTTCTACAATAGTTCTAGTGTATACTCCGCTGAAACTGCGAGTGTACGTTGGACCTGCACCAGTAAAAACTCCAGTATAATTCGCAGGTCCAGTATAACCAGCAGAGAAATTATTGCTGTATCCAGGACTTGTGAATGGTGAGGTATATGGTGGACTGCCATATGCTCCGCTATACGTTCCTGTATAGTTACCAACATAATTTTGCGGAGAAACTTGCTCTCTAGTATCAGTAGTAGAGGTTCCTAATTCAACCCATGTTCCGCCACCTGGAGCAGTCGCTTGCAGTTTATAAGTTCCGATATTAGTATCGATAATGCGATTACGGAAGTTCGGAACCAACTGCTCAATTTCGGCAGCGGTCATAATCTTCAACGAGTTGGCATCATTACTTTTTAATGGTGCAAGAGAATCGTTGGCGACTGTTGAAGCAGCGGTTTTTTGCCACAGGTAGGTTGTGGTATTTCCGCCATTCGCGACATCAGTGAGCGTGTATCTTGCTTGCCAAGTTCCACCTGTAGGAGCAGTTGCTTGTAGTCTATATTGACCAGCAGTATATTCAGATTCGGAAACAAACGCCGAAATCACAGTATCCAAAACACCGTCCAGATTAGCATCAGTCATTCGGCGAATGCCATCAGAATGCCATGCGACAGGACGAGCAGTTACGCTTTCGGAAACAGGAGCAGTTACTTGCTTTACATAATAGGTAGTAGTAGTTATGTCACCCGTGGCAGGATGTGTCCCAGTCGCTTCAGTTCTATCCGTGTCAACGAACGTTCCAATAGAAGTTCCTGAACCCGAATTATCTGTTGTGATGTTTATCTCAGCAGCGCCAGATCCAGTGGTATCCGTCGCAAACTTAGTTGTGATGACATTTGCAATATAGTTCTGAACCTCTGCGTTGGTCAAAGGTTCCAGTCCGCTGAAAACAGCAGACGTAATTGGCGTCGTAGATGCTTTGACCTTTAGAGGATTCATTTTAGTTCAACCTGTTACCACTTGTATCGTAAACAATAAGATTAGTAATGCGATACCAATCTTGCGTATCCTGCGCAACTAACTGAACAGAACTATATGGTGCCAGATTAACAGCAACGTTCACAGTTCCTTCGTCAATGACGTCAGATGTGTTTGGATAAACCTTAATGGTAACCGCAGTAGTATTGACAATAGTAACAGAAACGCCTACAGCAGCAGTCGGGAGTTTGACACCTTGGTTTGCTGTTGCCGAGGTAACAATATTGACTGTTTTTGTCAGCGCAGTTGCGCCACCTTGATCAGTTCCTGCTGCAGCAACCGATGCATTTACTGATGGGATAAATGCGCCAGTTAGTGTCAGGTTCTCGAACGATGGACTGTCACCAGATTGATACTTATCTTGATTGAGGTTGGTAAAGTTATCATCAACCTCATTATTTGTTAAAGGTACGCCCTTGGCGGACCTCAGTGTAATTGTGCTCATGCTTTCCTACCTTCATGATTGTTGAGAATTTGTGTTAACAAAGATTTAATTTCCGTCATTTCATTCTTTAATTCATTAATCTCAATTCCATATGACTTCATTTGTTTAAGTCTTTCGCGTTGTGCATTATATGCTGCTAATTCATGTCTATCAGTAGAGACAATTGCTTTGGAGTCTCCATCTCTAATGTATTTATTCGTATCTTGAAGTGCGATTTTTGCCATATTACACCTGCAGCGCGATTGCTCTCAGTTCCTTAAACTTAGGAACTACAGAACTATTGTTGGAGAACATGACAATCTTAATTGCCATTTTGTCAAATTTGGTATAAGTCGCACCCGAATACATGTATGTGAAGGGTTCATCTTCTAGTTCGTCAACTTTATTTGCCTTTGGTATTTTATATTCATACTCAACAAATCCAGCAGCGGCAGTAGAACTTAGTGGCGATACACTTGTCTCTAGTTCTACCCAATCAAGATCTTCAAAGTTTCTAGAGTCTGATGCATTCTGCAACTTAGCATATATTCTTGCTGAAGTTCCTGCTGGTAGATAATTACTCAGATAGACCCTCAAATCTTCTGAGTTACCATCAAGA